TACTGGTAGTACCTCTCAAGCTAGTGCCGCCGCTCCTCTTGCTGTGAATCCTGAAGTTTATTCAGAGCTTGGTTCACAGCTTGGACGAGCTGGACAAATGCTTTATCAGGAACGAGAATCTAATGCTCGTACTAAGGCTTTGCAAGGAGAAGCGGACGTAGCACGAGCCCAGTCTATGCAGGTTCTTTCTAATATTGACTGGGGAAAACTTTCCCCAGAGTATAAGAAATGGATGCGTGATACTGGTTTACAGCGTATACAACTTGATTATAATACTAATAAGCAGAATCTTCAAAACTTGCGTTGGACTAATTTGATTCAAAAGGCTGAACGTACAAATTTGTTGCTTTCTGCTGCTACTAAGCGTACTTTGAATAAGTATCTTGACCAGTCCGAACAGACTCGTATTAACGTGATGGCAGCCCAGTATTATGATTTGATGGCGTCCGGACACTTGAAATATCAACAGTGCAAGGAATCTATTGCTAAGCAGATTTTATATTCTAAGCAAGGTACTTGGTATGATTCTATGACCGATAAGAATCGTCTTGATTATCGTAATTCTCTTGCCCTTGCTGATGAGTATATCGCAGCTATGAGTACTCAATATGAATCACAAACGGCTTATAATATGGGCTTTGCACAAAAAGCCCAGGAAGCCGGAAGGCGTGACGCTGAATCTAAGTCCTTTAGATCTCTTATTGACCGTTGGAATTATAATAAACGGTATTATGAAGAAGGACTCAATACTATTGGCGTTATTGGAAACGCTGTAGGTGCTATTCGTCGTTAATGGTGCTCCCCCGTCGACCGGGGGAGTTTTTTTTTGTCTGAAGCTTTTTATATTTATTAACTATTTGGTTACACCTATATTGGTTCTCGTTCTAACGCTAAAGCTTATTTTAAGAGGTGGGTTCGAAAAAACTTTCCCTATTATCAGGATTATGATTTTACCGTCTATCGTTATTCGTCTCTGCATGATATGCTTAACTCTGAAAACCTTGTTAGTAGCTACGAGTTGGTTATAGTCGAGTAGTATCTTTAGCCTGCGTGGCGTTTGAACGCTGATGGAGCAATAGAGGGCGCATAGCCCTCCTTAGCGTCTAGCACCATAGTATCGGCGAAGCCGCACACCACGGCCTCCGGCCGGGTGCACGTCACTCCTTATCCTGGTTTTAAGGTAGCCGTCTCTCGGATAAAGGCATACCTCACCCTCCCGTTATACACCGAAGCCCCCCGGCGTTTGAGGTGGTAAATACAACCCCGTATGATGCAAACACTGTTCAGCCGCTGGACGTGCCAGTGCGCAGCCCTCCCCACGAGGAGCACAGCCCTATGCAGGCGTAGCTGCATAGGAGATGTGCTCCTCGTTTTTATTAAAGTGTTGTGCTATATTTATTATTTGTATATTCTTTTTACTATTTTATATTATTATAGCACATACCTGCGCCTGAAAGGGCGGAACGGTTCGGCATCGCTGCCCCCTAGTTCATTTTATTGGCGAAGCCTATTTAATTTTTCCCGAAGGGCTTTGAATTTATCTCATTCAAAGCTCTCATCCCTTGTCTTTCTTTTGAAAAATTACACTTACTCTAAAAAAAACATCATTTTATTTGGTTATTGTGATTTTTATTTCTATCATTGCAGTATTGTTTAACTAATACTTGTTTTATTATGAAAGTTACTCCTCAACAATGGATTGAAATTGTAAAGTTAATTTCAACTTTTATAGTTGGTGTTATTACTACTTTGTTTGTACAGTCTTGTACTGTTTCTATGTCTATTTCAAAGAACAATCAAAACTCGACGCAGAAAACTGAACAAACTTCTACGTCTAGTATTGACAGTACTAAAATTAATATTAATCGTTAAATTTTTAAATTATGGAAATGTATTTGATTTCTTATCAGAAACAAGGTTCTGCACCTGTTGTGTATGTTGCTAATGAGTCTACTCTTATGGCTACTGTTAATCAGGCTTTAAAAGAATCTGAAGGTTCGCCTGTATTGGTTTCATCTGCTAAGACTATTTGATTATGACTGAAAAAGAACGGGAAAAATATTTAGCTACAGAGTGTTTCCATCCTCGAAAGGTGACTAATAGATACACTCATGAAACTTTGTTTGTTCGTTGTGGTACATGTCCATCATGCTTGGTTCATCGTTCTAATATCCAATGTGCTTTAATATCTAATATGTCATCTCATTTTAAGTATGCCTACTTTTTTACGCTTACTTATTCTGATGAGTTTGTCCCTCGTGTGTCTCTTGAGGTTGTAGAAAGGTGTGACGCTGAAAGTGAGATAGATGCTTATATGCCCGATTCTGACCCTAGACATTTGCCCTACGATGATTCTAGGTATCAAATAGCAGCTACTTATTTACCCCGTTCTGGCTGTTTTCGCGTTCACGACTCCGGTCGTGTTCGCGATTTTTCAGAAACAGAGGATTCTTATCAGTTTCTTCATACTTTTTCTGGTAAGGAAATACGTGATTTGTTGGTAGCTTCTAACGGTCGTTATGATTTTGCACGCAAATGTGTTGTTTTCCCTTCTATTGACGAATGTCGTAATGAGGTTTTGGTTTTAAACCCTTATGACCAGAATTTGTTTTTTAAACGTTTACGTAAATTAATTGCAGAGAAATACGATGAAAAAATATGTTACTACCTTGTATCAGAGTATGGTGGACGGACGTGTCGTCCGCATTGGCATGGTATATTATTCTTTAACTCGGACGCACTCACCTCGTCTATATGTGAGTTGGTATCTAAGAGCTGGAGCTACGGTCGTACGGATTGTTCATTATCGAGAGGTTCCGCAGCTGGCTATGTTGCGTCATATATTAATAGTTTTGTCGATTTACCAGACTTTTTTAACCGACACAAAGAAATTAAGCCTCGATCCTACCATTCCAAAGGACTTTCGGTTAATAGTCTCTTTCGTCAATCGTCCGACATTTCAGAGATACAAGAAGTTGCCACTTCGTGTTTTGATGGATTCAGTATCCCGATTAATGGTGAGTATGTCACGGTCAAGCCTTCACGGTCGTATGAACGTACAATATTTCCCCGAATCTCTGACCCTGTTTTTAAGAATCCATACGGCTTTGCTGACTTATTTTTCGGTGCGTTCACAGCATCCAACAGGCTCATACGTGACGGATATATATCAATAGATGAGAATCTTTCTGTTTGGGAAATTTCTAAACGTTATGCAAAATATTTTTATGATGTTTTTGCTGGTCGTTGTCGTGCTTCTCGTTATGATTCTATGATTTTTAGTTATATTCGTCTTGAAACTGTTCAGGTTGATTTTGATTGTGTCGTAGGTAAAATTTATAGGTTTTTTTCTGCTGTTAATCGTACTTTGCGTTTTTGGCGTCTTGATAGGTATGTTTCACCCGAGGATTTAAAGAAATCCTTGTTTAAATTATTTGTTTCTTCTTTTGAATATTGGTCTAAGAAGGAATTGAGATTTCTCAATGATTTTTATGATTATCTTTCTGTTCATCCTGAATCAGATTCTTTTTTGAAGTCTAGGACTGTTGGTTATTGTTTACCTTCTAAAGATGATGAATCTTTTTGGAATGAGTTAAACTCTGTTTTGTCCTCTTTGAAAAATTCTGTTAAACAGAAGATTTTTCAGAAAGTTAAACATAAGAATTATAATGATGTATCTGGTCTATTGTTTAATTTAAATTTTTAGTTTATGGCTCATTTTACTGGTCTTACTCAACTTCAAAATCATCCTCATCGTGCTGGTTTTGATATTGGTTCTAAAAATGTGTTTTCTGCTAAATGCGGAGAGCTTTTGCCCGTATTTTGGGATTTAGGTATTCCTGGTTGTACGTATGATATTAATCTTCAGTATTTCACGCGTACTCGTCCTGTTCAGACTGCTGCTTATACTCGTATTCGTGAGTATTTTGATTTTTATGCTGTTCCTCTTGATTTGATTTGGAAATCTTTTGACGCCTCTGTTATTCAGATGGGTGAAGTAGCTCCTGTTCAATCTAAGGATATTTTAACTGCGTTGACTGTTTCCGGAGATTTGCCTTACTGTTCTCTTTCGGATTTAGGTTTATCTTGTTTCTTTGCTTCTGGCTCTCTGTTTGTCTGTTATTGGTGTATAGAAATGCTTGGCAAGCAAATAATGCTTATGCTAATATTTTTGGTTATGTTCGTGGAGATGTAAATTATAAGCTTCTTCACATGTTAAATTATGGGAATATTATTCCTAATGATATGTCTACTTTAGGTATCGGTAATTCTAACTACCGTTGGTGGAATCGAGAAGCCCCTCTTGCTTCTGATTCTGGTATTGTTTACAGCCAGATGTATAAATTTAACATGAATGTTAATGTTTTTCCTCTTGCTGCTTATCAGAAGATTTACCAGGACTTCTTCCGTTGGTCTCAATGGGAAAATGCTGATCCTACTTCTTATAACTTTGACTGGTATCAAGGTTCTGGAAATTTATTTGGTGGTGCTATTGATACTTCTCTTCCTGCTAGCTCCGATTATTGGAAACGAGATAATTTATTTTCTCTTCGCTATTGCAATTGGAATAAGGATATGTTTATGGGAATTCTTCCTAATTCCCAGTTTGGAGATATTGCTGTTGTAGATGTTACTGGTAATACTGGTTATTCTGATGTTCGTATTAAAGGTGCTTCTGGTATAGCTGTTCAAAATTTTACAGAGATTAAAACGGATTCTTCTTTTTTAGTGAAGCCTTCTTCTGCTCCTTCTTCTCCTATTCCTGCTGGTACCAACTTGATTTCTGGTCATGCTTCAATATCTGCTTCATTTAATATTCTTGCTCTTCGTCAGGCAGAAGCTCTTCAGAAATATCGTGAAATTACCCAGTCTGTTGATACTAATTATCGTGACCAGATTAAGGCTCATTTCGGTGTTAATGTTCCTGCTTCTGATTCTCACATGGCTCAATATATCGGAGGTATTGCTCGAAATCTTGATATTTCCGAGGTTGTAAATAACAACTTGCAAGGTGATGGAGAGGCTGTTATTTATGGTAAAGGTGTCGGTACTGGAACTGGTTCTATGCGTTATACTACAGGTTCTAAATATTGTATTTTGATGTGTATTTATCATTGTATGCCTGTTCTTGATTATGATATTTCCGGCCAGCATCCTCAACTTTTGGCGACTTCTGTAGATGAACTTCCTGTTCCTGAATTTGATAATATTGGTATGGAAGGTGTTCCTCTTGTTCAGTTACTTAATTCTAATCTGTATAAGACTAATGGTTCTATAAAGGTTGATTCTATTCTAGGTTATAATCCTCGTTATTATGCTTGGAAGTCCAATATAGACCGTATTCATGGTGCATTTACCACGACTCTTCAGGATTGGGTTGCCCCTGTTGATGATTCTTTCTTGTATAATACGTTTGCCACTACTCCTACTAATTCTTTTGTTACTTGGCCTTTCTTTAAGGTTAATCCTAATACTTTGGATAATATTTTTGCTGTTAAGGCTGATTCTACTTGGGAGAGTGATCAATTTTTGGTTAATTCTTATATTGGATGCAAGGTCGTTCGTCCTTTGTCTCGTGATGGTGTTCCTTATTAAATTTGTATGATTATGAAAGAGAAAAAAGAACTTTGTTTTGGATGTGGGTTTCGTAAATTTACCCCTACTCGTGAGGTTTCTACTTTCCCCTCTACTCGTGTTGGTGAGATTTCTCTTGAAGTTGACCCTATTGAACAATTTCGTTTTGAGACAGAGACTTTTGGCGATTCTGTTTCTTATCGTCTTCGCTCTGATGTGAGTATGTTACTTCATGCCGCTGATCTTGCCAAGCGTGCTGGTGTTTCTACTGCTCAACGGTTTTTGGATTCTAAACGTTCTCGTTCTTCTTCTTTGCAAGAGCAATTGGATAAGTTGAATCCTTCAGATGATGAGTTGTTGTCTATGGTTAAATCTCGCCATCTTCAGCAACCTAGTGAGGTTCTTGCTTGGGTTGACTCTATTAATGAACTTGCCGAGGATATGAAATCCGAAGCTCTTAAACAGATTGCCGAAAATGAAAGCATTAAAGTTGATTCTTCTGGTTCTGATGTCAGTGGTGCTGAATCAGCTCCTGCCCAGTGATGGTTATGATATAGCTATTATTCCTGCTCTCATTGGTGCTGTTGGTGCTATTGGTGCTGCCGGACTTGGTGCTGCCGCTAATAATAAGAACGTTGCACAAAATCAGATGAATAATGATTTTAATGCTCGTGAAGCCCAGAAAGCTCGTGATTTTCAGCTTGAGATGTGGAATAAACAGAATGAGTACAATTCTCCGGTCAATCAGCGTAGATTACGTGCTGAAGCCGGATATAATCCTTATTTGGGATATGATTCGAATACTGGTGTTGCAGGTTCTACTGGTAGTACCTCTCAAGCTAGTGCCGCCGCCGAGATTGGACGGACAAGTAATATCTCTCTTGAAAAATTGAC